TGACCGTATCACACACACTACACAGAAAGGCAAGGTAAACCAATATGGCAAACAACATTGCACTGGCAAAAACCTTCGTCCCCATCCTGGACGAAATCTACAAGCTGGCGTCGCTGACCAGCAAGCTGGACGGCGCGGCGGAGCTGGCGCGGCAGGGCGCGAATGCCAATGAGCTGATCGTGCCCATGCTGAGCATGCAGGGGCTGGGCGACTACAGCCGCAATGACGGGTACGTCAAGGGCGACGTCACCATGACCAACGAGACCATAAAGTGCAACTACGACCGCGGCCGCAAGTTCTATGTGGACGCACTGGACGAACAGGAGACCGCGAAAGTGGCCTTTTCCCGTCTGTCAGGAGAGTTCATCCGCACGAAGGTGGTGCCGGAGCTGGACGCTTTCCGATTCGCGTCCTACGCGGGCAAGAGCGGCATTTCCAAGGCCGCCGCAGCCGATCTGCCGGACGGCGCTTCGGTGCTGGCGGCGCTGCGTGTGGCCATCACGAAGATGGACGAAGATGAGGTGCCCACGGAAAACCGCCACCTGTTCATCACGCCGACGCTGGACGGTATGATCGCTGACCTGGACACCACAAAGAGCCGTGAGATCCTGACGCGCTTTGCCACAAAGACGCTGGTGCCGCAGACCCGGTTCTATACGGCCATCGACATGTTGGATGGAAAAACCTCCGGCGAAGAGGCGGGCGGTTACAAGAAGGCCACGGGTGCAAAGAACATCAACTTCATGGTGATCCACCCCTCGGCCCTGATCCAGTTCCAGAAGCACACGGTGCCCAAAATCAAAGGGCCGGAGGACGACCTGGACGGCGACCGCCACATGTTCGGATATCGGACGGTGGGCATCGCGGATGTGTATGCCAACAAGCTGGCGGGCATCTACCTGCACAGCGCAGCGGAAGCGGGGGCGTAAAATATGCGGACAGTAGGTTTGACTTTTCATGAGGAAACGCAGAGCACCCCGGCTGTCGAGGCTGGGGATTCCCGGCCGGAGGCCGGGACGGCCACACCGGAAGCGGGAGCACAAAACCCCGCCCCTGCTCCGGCACCGGAAAAGGCGCTGGAGGATATGACGGTGACGGAGCTGCGCAGCTATGCGGCGGCGCATGGCATCGACGTGACGGGCGCGGCCAAGAAGCAGGACCTGCTGCTGGCTGTGCAGACGGCGGTAGAGCCTTCTGCCGCACCGGCTGAGGCTGTACCCGGCGAGCAGCCGGAGACGGCCGCAGAGTAATACACGGGAGGGATACGCATGGTAGCGGACAA